CGGCATCCCGTGCGACACGTGGCCGACAACAGGAGTGCCGCGACCGCCGATAGCAGCGAAACCGAGAGCACCCTGGAAAGCGTCACCGGGTAGGCGGTTGGCGGCAGTTCGGGCAGCGTCGGCGGCGGCTGCCGCGGCGGCGGTGAGTCGGTCCAGCTCGGCCCTGGCCGCTGCTACTGCCGCCGTAGCCTCAGGGGTGATGATCGGTGGGTTCCGGTGCCGCGCCATCTCGTTCAAGTTCCGGACGTAGCCCTCCGCCAGCCTCTGTGCGGCTTCATCGCCCTCGAAGATGCGTGTCATGCCGGTGTGCCACATCGCCCCCACCTCGGCGATGTTATCCACCCAATCCTGCCTCACATCCGCAAACCCCCTACCGCCAGCACCACCACCGCCCGCCGCGCCGGCGGCGTTACCCCCGTTCTGACGGGCCGCTGCCGCGCGATCCAGGTCGTTCAGCAACCGGAGGGTATCCCCCAAACCGGTAGACTGCTTGAACTCCTCCCACTTCCGAGTCAGGAACTCCATCGCCTGAGCCCAGGCTAGCTTGATCCCGGCAATAGCGACCTCTAAGGCGAGCTTGAGGTCGCCGGCCTTGATGGCGTCCACGATCCCGCCCCAGGTCTGCTGGGCCGTCTGGCCCAGCTCCCCGAACAGGGTCTTGAGCTCGGCCACCGTCCGCCTCCCGGAATCGGTCATGGTGGCCCACAAGGCTACCGCCACCCCAATCGCGATGGCGACCGCCTTCCAAGGGACGGCGAGTGCGAAGACCGCGGCCTTGAGCAAGGCTAGAGTCCCGATGAGGACGCTAGCGCCGAACGCCACCACCTTGAAGGCGAGCCCGAAAGCGATCAGGGCGACACCACCCGCGATGAGCCCGGCTGCCACGGCCGCGACCGTAACAACTACCTCGCGGTTCTGATTGATGAAGTTGATAAGGCTGTTGCCGATATGGTTGAGCCACTCCCCCGCTTTGATGAGCGACGGGGCCAGAGCATCGCCGACCGCGATGGCCGCCCCCTCGACCGCCCCCTTGAAGCGCCGCCACGCACCGCCAATCCCACCGTCCATCTGTGCGGCAGTGCGAGCCGCGATCCCCGCCGAATCGACCAGGGCGGCCCGCAGCTCCGCCACGCTCGCCCGGCTCCGCGAGATCGTCGAGGCGCCCGTGACGCCCAGGATGCCGAACAGGTCGCTGAACACCTTCGCCCGGTCGGCCGTCCCCATCCCCCGGGTCGCCGCGTCCACGTCGGCGAGGATGTCCACCAGGGGGCGGGCGTCACCGGCCGCGTCCCTGGTGGCGACCCCGATGGCGGCGAACAGTTCCGGCTGGGAGGCGGTGATGAGGTTGAGGCGGCGGAGGGCCGTACCCGCCTCCGACCCGGCGATACCCACGTCGCCGAGTGCACCCGCCAGAGCCAGGGTGTCGGTGAGGGAGACGTTCATGTCGCGGGCCACGGGGCCGACGTAGGACATGGTTTCGATCAGGGACTCGACGCTCACCGCGGACTTGTTGGCGGCGGCGGTGTACAGGTCCGCAACCCGCCCGGCTTCACCGGCTTCGAGCCCGAACGCCTTGAGAGCCTGCCCGATGCCGGTGGCGGCGGTGGTGGTGTCCGTGCGGGCGGCCCTGGCTAGGTTCAGGACCCCCTGGATGGAGCCCTCGATCTGTTCGGGGTTGAAGCCCCGGGTGCCGAGCTCGGTCATCGCCGCCGCGACCTCGCGGGCGGAGAACGAGGTGGTGCGGCCCAGCCGCTTGGCGGTCTCGGTCAGGCTGGCGAGTTGCGCCTCGGTGGCCTCGGCGACAGCGCCCGCGGCCCGGATCGCGTCGTCGAACTCGATGGTCACGCCGGTCGCGGCGGCGAGCGGGGCGGCGAGCCCGACACCCCCCATCACCCCCCGCAGCCCCGTCTGCTGGAGGGAGCTACCCATCGCCGTGAACTTGGTGCGGATCGCCTTCAGCCCGCGGTCGAGTCGGTTGGAATCCAGGTACGCCTCGACGTAAGCCTTACCGGCCCGGATCGCGCCGGCCGCCCCGCCCGATGATCCGCCGAGACCAGCCATTACTTACCCCCGACTCGAATCACGTAGGTCTTGGGCTTGCCACCCTCCCCGCGCGCGGCGGCCTGGGTGAAGAACCTGTTCAGCGCCGCCCATGCACGGGGCGACTCGTGATCGACCACCGCCTGCGGCTTGTCCACCAGCCGCGACTGGAACCGCGGCCGGTACTGCTGCGGGATGATCTTGACGGGGTCGATCGGCTTCTTGCAGTGCGGTTGGGCCACCGTCGCCGCGAGCACCCCGACCCGCAACCATTCCGACTGCTGACAGGAACTCGCCATCACGGAGAGTTCCCGGAGGGTCAGCCCGCGGGGGTCGGGGCCGCGGATGACACCGCCGAGCTCCCAACAGAGGCGGATGGCGTCGATGGGTCCATCGACTCGATCGTCCTCACCGCCTCCTCGTCCGCCTTCGCCATCACCTGGGCCAACTTCCTCTGCATCGCCCCCGCGATCTTCGACCGCGGGAAAAAACCGACGATAGCGAGTGCCAGCGCGGTAGCCGCTGCCTCCAGAGTGGACCCGTCCAGCCCGTCGTTGAAATCCTCCGGGCTCACCCCCTTGGAGGTGGGGTTGCAGACGATGTGCAGGGCCGCGACCAGGAGGGCGACATCATCCACCAGCACCCCTACCCAGGAGGGGTCGGTGAGGGCCTTGTTGATGTTGATGCCCGCGGCCTTGAGGTCTACGGCGTGACCGGCGGTGACCCGCAGTTCCCACTTCCGGCCCTTGGCGTCCTCGAAACTCTGCGTCGGGGTCATCACATCACGTCCTTAAAGAGGCCCGGCAGCAGCGGCAGCTTCCTGCGGAAGGCCGGGCCGGTGTGTGGTCGGGGCGCGTAGCGGCCTACCTTTATCTTTCCCCCGGACACCACCGGCCCGACCCCGCCCTCCTCGATCACCCGCGGGGCCTTTCCCGCCCCGATCTTCGACCCGCGGAACGCCTCCGGGCCGATCACCACCGAGCGGTTCCAGGGGTCGTAGCCGTAGTAGGTCAGCTCCCGGAGGGGCGAGACCCTCTGCCGGCTGGTCCCACCCTTCCGGGTCTTCTTGGCGCGGGTGAAGCCGGGGGACCGGTGGACGGTCGGGGGCGCGCCGGGGGCGGAGGGAGCCTTGGCGTACTTCAGGCTCTTCTTGTCCTCGCGCTGGACGTAGAGCCCGAACCGAGCGAGGGCTCTAGCCGATCCCCGGTCTAGAGCCCTCGTCACCGCCTTCGAGTCGAAGAAGAGCTTCTTCATGCCCCCGGAGATCATTAGAAGCCCTCGCCGATTTCCGCCTCCTCGGCCGAGCCGGTCCCCTCGACCCGGACCGCGACCACCTCGTTGTCGGTGTCGGCGGGGGTCAGGGTGACCTCCTTGTACAGCACGTTCCCCAGGCCCTGATCCTCGGTGAAGGTGCGGACGCCGAAGTCGGCCCGCCAGCCGCTGACGCCGGGATCGTCGATCGGGCCGTTGAGGACCAACAGGTCGATGGCGGAGTCGGCGACGAAGGCGTCCTCGAACGCCTGGTAGTTCGCGTCGGCCGGCCGGACCTTGAGCCGGCCGGTGACCTCCAGCATCATCTGGGTGTTCGCCTCGCGCTTCGCACGCGACTCGCGGGTGTTCGCGTCGCCCCTGTCGTAGGACGGGTTCACCTGCACGTTCTCGAAGATCGCCACCTCACTCCAGGCCGGCGAGCCGTGGGAGGCGGTGTTGCGGTAGATTTTGGAGTTGAGCGCGAGCATTCGTTGTCTCCGTTCTGGAACCGGGGGATCACTACCTAAAGTTTGACCGTCAGGGGGCGGCGGTTAGCGACCGTCAGGGGGCGGCGTGTTCGCGGAAGGTGATCGTGAACTGCGAGATGAACAGCTTCTGCTCGGCCAACCGGTCCGGGTCGAGGGCAACGACCTCCCCTACCTCCTGCGGCCACAGGGAACCGAGGAGTTCGACCGTCCGGGGATTACCCGCCCGCTTCCACAGCCACTCGGCGAAGTACAGCCGCTCGTCCAGCCACTCGTCCGGCGGCGCGCCCTGCGGCGCACCCGGCAGTGCGGCCGGGTCCCGGTACAGCTCCAACACCCAGACGGTGAGCGTGTAGTCGTTCGCGCCCTCGCCGCGGTCGGCGGGAATCCCCTGGTAGGTGCCGACGAACACGCAGACCTTCCGGCCCTCGAAGGTCAGCGGCTTCGAGGAGTCGAGGGAGAAGTCCAGGCGGTACTTGGCGATCACCTCGTCGGCCGTCGCGCGGGCGGGCAGGGCCTCGGCCACAACAGCCTCATCCCAGGCCGCGTCGATGAACGCGGCGAGGGCGTCCCGGACCTGTGTGATGCGGGCCTGCGGCATGGCTCAATCCCGCCTCTTCGTGTGGACGCGGTAGATGGTGTGCGCCGGGTCGGCGTACCGCCAGCAGTCCTCGCCGAACTCCGGTAGCACCTCGAAGGTGCCCACCCCCGCCTCCGTGAACCGATCATGCTCACCCGGCGGGCCACCCAGGACGGCCACGGGGACCAGATAGTCGCGCTCGCCGAAGACGATGGCCGGGCCACCGTCGGTCGGCACGCGGGAGAACACGGTCCGGCCGACCCAACACCGGCCGGTTAGGTCGATCTCGACCCCGGCCCCGTCCACCGGGAGGCGGGAGAACGTGACAGGCCCGGCCGGTGAGGCGTCCTTCATCAGGAGCCGCACGAGCAGGGCCTGTCCCTTGGCGAGAAGGTTCATCGTTGCGGTCCGGTTTGTGGTCCGCTCGCGGCCCGGTTACGTGGCGGTCCCGGTGCCGGTATAGACCAGGACGGTGGTGTCCGCATTCCCGGCGACCTCGACCGGGTTGCCGCCGTCGGTCCACACCCCGTCGGCCGGGACGGCGTAGCCGATGATGTGGCCGGAAGTGGTCTGGTTCATCGACGCCTTGTCGAGCACGTCGTCGAAGAAGACCGGGTCGCCCGCGTCGAAGCTCTCGCCGACGACCTTCGGCACCCGCACCAGCGAGCCCCGGCCGCCGCACGGCTCGATCGCGCCCATGTCGCCCGCGGCGACCTCGGTGGCGACGAACCCGGAGATGTTGCCGACCCCGACGAAGGTGCCGGCCGGGGTGTCCGCTTCCGGCTTGTAGTCGAGGGCCGAGCAGTCCTGAACCTTGGTCCCGATCATGGTTGTTCCCTATGGGGTGAGTGGTTTGGGGGAGCCCGCCACGCGCCCGTCGGTGGGACGGGCGCGGGGGAGGCTGGGGGTTACGCGGCGGTCTTGAACTTGTACCCGGCCCGCTTCTCCTGCTTGCGGCAGCCGAAGGCGTGGTGGGCGCGCAGCTCGATGCCGAGCTGGTGGAAGTTGGCCTCGGCGGACTCGATCGTCGGGATCTCCTTCCCGTCCAGGAAGACCGTCTCGATGACCGGCAGGTCGTTCGGGTCGCCCAGCAGGTAGTAGCTGAGGGCCGCCGCGGTCGCGGCTGTCGCGCGGGCCGCCGCGTCCGCCCCCGGCTGGACGGCGGCGTTGTCCAGGTAGGTCGAGCTGACCACCTCCCACTTCCCGGCCAGCACGTTCGCCTCGCCGTCGCCGCCGTCGTTGCTAATGCGGGTCGAGGTCATGAACTGCTTGGCCGCCAGCTCGTACCCGGTCGGCACCAGGAGGAACTTGGCCACGTCCCCCATCGGCTCGCCCTGCGGGTCGGTCCGCTTCGTCCACAGCTTGTGGGCGACGGCGAGCCCGTCCAGGGTCATCGCCACGTCCGCGTTCGCCCGGTAGTTCCCGTTGCCGGCCGTGAAGAAGGCGGCGTTGTCCAGGTACTCCTTCCAGAACACCTTGTTGATGGTCAGCGCCCCGCCCCGGCCCATCATCCGGTTCGACTTCGCAAACGAGCCGATGTCGTCGTTGCGGAGCTGCTTGTAGTCGAGGCCCAGCAGGACGCCGTACAGCTTGGCCTTGTTCCCGTAGACCTCCTCGCCCAGCGTACCGTGCTTCAGCGCCCCGCCCGACCCGACCTCCTGGTAGGTCATGTCCCCTGTGAGCGCGACTCCGGTGATCTCCTTGAAATCGCCGACTGGCCGGGTCGCCGTGATCTTCCGCCACGCGCTCTCGACCGCGTTGAACGCATCGACCGAGAACTTGTTGGCGACGTTCGACAGGATGGTGGACACGTCGATGGTCGAGGGGCCGGCCGTCAGGTTGTAGTTCCCCTGGGCGAACTGGTCGCGGAACGCGGCCTTCAGGGTCTTCCCCCAATCCCCGCTCCCCGCGTCCCGGTAGCCGTTGGCCTGCGCCGCCAGGACGAGCAGCCGCTGGATGCCGACGCCCGACCGGAAGTGCTTGTCGGCGGCGCTGAGGGTGGCGTCCCCGTAGGACGCCTCGACGCTCTCGGCCGACAGGCCGGCGGCCCGGCAGACGGCGGCCTCGATCACCGCGTCGTCCACCTTCGGCTTGGACGGCGCGTAGAAGCTCGGCCCGGCCGGCATCGACGCCCGGTACAGGTACAGCTCGGTCTGGTCCTTGGTCCAGTTGCCTTCCAGGGCCTGCCGGCCGATGGGCTCCAGGGTGGAGACCAGTTCGGGCTTCTTGCTAAGGTAGTCGGCGACCAGGGTGGTGATCGCCTGCCGTCGGCCGAGCTCGGCCTGGGTGTCGGCGATCGTCTGGTCGAAGCTCTTGGCCGTGCCGCCCGACGGGGCGGTAGCGGTGGCCGTGACCGCAGCGGCGGCGGGGGTCTGTTCCGCCCGCCACTGCGACTCCAGGTAGATCCGCTGCCCCGCGGT